GAAATGTTTCTCGATATGTTAGAGGAATGGGATTATATTCCTGCGACTCACTATCTTATCCTATATCTTAATAGTGAACAAAAGACAAAATTACTTCATATATACCATCAAAAGTCAATAGATTATCCTGACGATATTCTTCTTTATTATAATAAAGAAGAATTTATTGAGAGATGCTCATTACATTTTCAATCATTAGGAAGGAATCCTAAGACTATTATTCTTGTCATTGATACTTAAAAAGTAATAGGATGATTTGATAAATAAATCACCCAAGGATCACTGATACAATATAAAGATGGGTAAATCGAATGTTAGACTCATTTCACATATCCTTAGTAAACTATCACGTGATGGACATCCATATGAAGTAAGAAAGATTAATCTTGGTAGAATTGGAACAAAGTTAACACCAACCTCTTCTACATTATGGGCTAATTTTCGTGAACTATTTCTTTTGCCACTATCTCATGGATCCAGTCCTTTTGAGAAAGAAGCTCACAAAGATTCTATCATTTGGGGAGAAGAAATCGGATTGATTGATGATAGTAATAGACATAAAGTAGATCTTGCTTTCTTCTCATCGTTATTTGGTTCCAATCTTCCTACCAAAGAACAATTATTACAGTTAACCAAGGTATCAATCTTTCTTTTTGTTCTTGATGATCAACTCGATCGTAGAGACGTTATCATTGATTCAGACTTATTATTGCTGGCATTTAAGATCTTCATTGATATTTTCAACGGATTCATTCCAGGATTAGTTACTGCTCTATCTATTCTTTCCTCTGATAGAAGAAGTCCTAGCGATGCTTTCAAAGGATTTAAGTTTGTTCCTCTTTGTCGAGCCGCTCTTCATATACGAGAGTTTCTAGTCGATATAGTTAGTATAGTTGATAGTGACGTCGATAGTGGAGTAGATGATAAAGTCGATAGTAGAGTAGACAGTCTATCATTCTTTGAAGAGAGCTTGAAGGATTATCTTATGGCAACTCATTGGGCTTGTAATGGAGGTTTCCGTCAATCAACCGATAATTATATAAGATTCCGTCCCACTTCTCATTCTTATCTCTATATGAGGGGAGAAACTGGTGCAGTTAAAGTTGCTCTGGAAGCATTATTCTTAATTGCTAAAGCTTTATTGTCAAAAGAGGATAGAAATGATCCTAATGTTGGCCTCATAATACGAATTATTAATGATCACATCTGTCTGTTTAACGATTATGTCTCTTTTCTCAAAGAATGTAGTTCTGATGATAAACGTGTTATATCAGAGAATAACGGAGAGAATCTTATTGATATTAAGACTCGTAATTATTATGACTATAATCTTCTTGATGCTGAAAAACATAATGCTCTCCAATATGGACTACAATCGGTAGTTAATCTTATGAATAAAGACATCGGTCAAATATTTCAAGTGATGACTCGGATTAATGAGAAGAAAAAGAAAGGACTTTCTTGGGGAATAGATTGTATTAGCGATAATGTCAGATGGTCATTGAAGACACCAAGATATCTTAACAGTGTTATTGAGAATATTGTATTGTCGACATCAGAAAAACGTGGTATTACCACGGTTAAATCATCACTCTAATTTAAAAATAATTGATCTTCTACCAGACCAATTATTTATCAGGTGAAGCAAATGACTACTTCTATTACTAACTTCTCCGGAAAGTATAGCTTTCTCTCTAATTTCTATAAGCTATCTCCTAATGGCTACGTATCGCTTGATGGTATATTATATCCAACAGTTGAACACGCCTACCAGGCCGCTAAGACTAATGATGTTAATATTAGAAACAAGATAGCTCTCGCCGAAACTCCCAGTAAAGCAAAGTATTACGGTAGATCAATCAAACAATTAAGAGACGATTGGTCCATTGTAAAGTTCAAGATTATGTACGATTTAGTCTATCAGAAATTTCATAACGATAGTACTTTGATGAAACTATTATTACAGACAGGTAGCAGTTTATTGATAGAAGGAAATACTTGGAATGATCGAATATGGGGAGTGACATTAGATCAACAAGGTCAATGGGTCGGAGAGAATCATCTTGGTAAGATACTCATGTTCATCAGAGATCAACAAAGTATTTAAAAAAAAAACTATTTGGTAATAATATTTATGATACTTATCATAAATATTAAATAAAAGACAGTAAAGAATGTATATCTTACTTTCCATTGTAGTGCTATCATATATTTCCCTTTATTATGATTATCTCTTTCTTCTTATCTTATTACCTCCTGTTCTCTTCTATATTATCTACTATTATAACTACTATCGTTATTTTAGAGGTATTCCAAGTAAACAGGCTATCTTCCCTTTCGGAGATCTCTATAATATCACCTCTCATACTAATGATACCTTTGCCAAGGATCTACAACAAATAGCAAGAGAGCTAGAAGATCCACATGTTTTCCTCTTTCATACCGGTCCGAAACCTTGGATTATGATTAATAGTCCAGAAGCTCTACAAGAACTATTGGTGAGTAAATCCGTTCATTTTAAGAAAGGTGAGATGTTTGATGGAATAAGAAAGTTTGTAGGAAGAACTCTTCTTGTATTGGAAGAGAAAGATGGATGGCTTCATCACAAGAAGATGATAGATCCATTATTCAAGACAACTTCGATTAAACAGGTGTACGAATCAGTCTTTATTCCCCATGCCGACAACTTGGTTAATAAATGGTATTCACTATTAACTGATGATCGTGATGGTCGTGGTAATATGACAGCCGTTATTGATATACAATCAGAGTGTTCTTCCTTTGCCTTTTCTATATTATCGGAAGCAGTATTTGGAAAGAAAGTAATATCATCAAATGTCGATCTATCGTATGTTTTAAATAACGTTATATATGCTGGACTTCCTGGTGCTGATCGTATTCCATATTATCATTCATCTCTAAGAAATATGACAAGCTCACTCTATCAAGATGTCGAGAAAGAGAAGGAGATTAACCAATTTAATCTAAGGAAACTATTACTTGAAGGTAATTTATCGCCAGAAGAAGTTAATGAAGAATGTGTTGGATTTATTCTTGCGGGATTTGAAACAACAGCATCCCTCTTAACATGGATTATAATTACTCTTGCACAAAAGAGTAACAAGGAAGTATTAGAGAAGGTTCAAGATGAAATAGATATCATATTAAAACAAGGTAATGTCAATGTGACATGGGAGAAGATAAATCCTCTTTCTACTCCTGGACTTCCTTATCTAACATCAGTAATAACGGAATGTGCGAGGTTATATCCTCCTGCTCAATTTGTTAACCGAACATCATTAATCGACACTACTATTCAGGATTATTTTATTCCCAAGAATACTACAGTATGGTATTCTCCTTATCTTATCAATAGGAATGCTAAAGTATATAGTGAACCTGATAAATTCGATCCGGAAAGATTTTATAATAAACGAGGACCATCATCATTAATATGGGCAACATTTGGTACAGGATCTCGTAGCTGTATTGGAAAGAATTTTGCATTAGCTGAAATCACTACGGTACTAATTAAGATACTTTCGAATTTCTCTCTTGAATTACTTGACTCTGATATTACTCCTTCTCGATTCTCTCCTGCTCTCAAACCGAAGAACGATAAACTAAGAGTGATGATAAAGAAGAGATTCTGAAGAGTAAATATATAAAAAAATATTATGTATAATTTGATACATAATATTGTGTAGTAATACAAGGTTATAAATGGAAGAGAATATACTATCGATAATTCCTCTTGAATGTCTCATGTATATTATCAACTACATCGATAATATACATGATATTCTCTCATTAATATGGACGTGTTCATCCATAAGATCAACATGTCTATCTTATCTAGATGTTACTCTTAATGATAATGTCAAGGTAGATATTAGATTTCTTTCTCTTTTTACTCGATTAAGAAGTAAGAATGTAAAAGTAGATTCATTCTTCAAAGTTGATATTGGATTAATTGAGAGATTTGATACTGTTACATTCATATCTACAAGATGTTTTAATTATTTCCTTGGTAGCTATCCAATTTTCCCCTTACTTCGAATGAAATGCGGTGATATGGATATTACTCTGAAGAAAAATGGTATCGAGATATATAATATACATCGTCCGAATAATTCCCTCTATACAAAGGAGCCCATCGATAATATAATTAAACTATATCATCGATCCGGCTATTCAATCGATACCATCTCTTTTGATTCCTATCCATATAGTGAACACTATATTATAAAGTCCATTGTCAATTGTATTAAACCTAACACTATTATTATACCTTCTTTTCCTCGGGAAGGTTTAATGTATGATGAAATTATGGAGATGAATGATGAGGACTATATAGTTAAAGAAGCAGATATGATAGATTCGAGAGAGAATTACATCACGGGAATACTATCATTCATTCGTCTAATGGATACTTCTTTTACTTGGGACTTAATCTTAACAAAACAAAGTAAACTATGTGTTATAGATCTTATATCGAATAATATAGGAAAATATATTAATATGGGGTTTAATTCTCCACAATATCTTAAAGTCTATGTCACAGAAAAAGAGAGTGTTACATTGAGAAACTCTATAAACAAAATATATCTTCATGATAAAGAAGAAGAATACTCCAACTCACAGGAGAGTATCAATATTCTTCTTATCCCTATTTAATATTAAAAACAGTATATCGATATACTGTTGTTTTTTAATAATTCATAACACTACCATCACGATTCCAACATATAAAACTAATTCTCTTATCGTCTTTATATACTTCTTTCGATAGTTTCTTACCACTACCATACCAACTCTCAGAAAGACCATCTAGTTTGTCATGAGTATACCGATATCTCTCAATCATTGTACCATTAAAATCCCACGTACGAGATATTCCATGCTTTTGCCCTTTGTAATAATAACAAAGAAAATACAAAATACCATTATAATGGAATGATTCACACATTCCTTCCATCAGACCATTCTTATAATTACATATACATTCAATCTTCCCATCAGGAAAATAAGTAAATTTCAATCCTTCTAATCTATCATTAACATAGAAGGAATTTTCCAATACCATCCCGTTCTTCATTGAGATATATCTTCCTTGTTTTCCTCTTCTACTTGTTCTTATCACTGAAGTAGTATTTGTTTCGAGATTTCTTCTATAAATAGTTCCATATCCCATGTTATACCTTATTATCTTCTCTAACTTAATGGAATATTTCTCATACAATCCATGACGGAGACCATTAGGAAAACAGGTATAATGTTCTACATAATCAACTTCATCGTAACTACGATGGATAGATATGAGTAAATGAGAGAATATTTTAGATGAATTCTTCTTGAATCTTTCATATATGTATTTATCAAGGCGATAGAGAGATTTAACAAGAGGATAATCATGAAAATCCTGAAGTATCAAGCATAACGCAAAATGAAGATGATCCATATTAATGGTCATCGTCATCTTCATGACCAAAAATATCTTAATATAACCAATACTATTTGGTATTACCTATGTTTAAGTTCATCGTGTGTTAATACGATTACAACAATCCTATTTGATATTATCTATATCAAATATTTTTTAATTCATCTTATCGAAGTACCAGAACATCTCTTTAATCTTACAATCACAGCTCTTCGTGTCTGGCTGCTCCATAAGATACTTTATTACAGTGCATCCAGATGATCCTTGTGGGATGTTATCATTACCATTTACCTTGGCATATAAATGGACGTATCCGTATGATCTATTGGGAGTAAAGATTCCAGGACAATAACAGCTATAGGCTGCTTCGATTGATATGATCTTCTCCATTAAATTTGAATGTATATGTATAATAATTAGATTTTTTCTATTCAGAAAATAGAGAATGAATTTGGAAAGGTTACCTCGGAATATACTTATAGTTATCGTCAATGATATCGAGGATATCACTTCTGTCTTTCTCTCTAACAAACAAATATACGAGAGAACTATTATGTAAGGAGTACAAAGGTTATCTGGATATCGCAATAAATAATATTATCCTCCTTCGCGTCTTCACCAAATTAAGAGTAGATATAATATCGTTAACACATAATCTCGATGATTTACATCTCCCAGACATAAGAAACAGATTTAACAAGATTAACTTCAAATTCGTGAAGCATATGGATTACTATGTTCAATCTCTAATAGTATCTCCTAATTATTTAGGTATTATGTGTCCCAATTCTGATGTACATCTTATCGTTGATTATCGAGAAAAGAATAGAATAGTCATTCTTAAGGATATTCCTAGTATGTTTTCTGGAGAGGTAACGATATTCTGCCTGATCTTAGGTAAAATGGTGGGTAAAATTTCTTCCAATAGGGGTAATCCTCTTATTCATTTAGATGTGAGATTTCTTAGTGGGGATTATCCTATTGGTAATATTTTATCAGCTGTCAATATGGAAAAGAAACCTCTTGAAGTTGTCCTCTCAAATGAAAAGAATTACGATGATGACGATCTTATCGATTGTATAGGAACAATTTGGAATGGCGATCATTCTTTTATTTGGGATATGGTGATTATGAAAAAGGAGAAAGTAACTTTTAATTTTATATACACCATGCTCTCTTCTGATGTTGGAACGAAAGTAACTCAATACTTTGTAATATATCTCGATACCCACCAAAAGACTAAGTTGATCTCTCTTAACCAAAGTATTGCCAAATTATTCTTTGATGAAGAAAGTTTCAGGGAACAAATTAATAAAGACACCTCACAGATATCATACTTGATTCTCCCTAATTAAAAATCTTACTATATATCATCGGGGATATATGTAGAGAAAGAGTATTGAAATATTTATATTCTTCTTATCGATACTTAAAAATTAATAAATGGTAATATTTATTAATAAATCCGATATTTCAATGCAAGTCATGTGAACACTCCATGGAGACATGGTGATGAAAAGTATGTTTATCTGTCAGTACTAACAAATAATATTTATTATTATTTATTATTATTTGTTATTATTTGTTATTATTTGTTATTATTTGTTATTATTTGTTAGTTATTAACTATACAATCAGAATAAGAATGTTCAAGATTACTTTACACCAAGTTCCATCGGAAATACTGATCATCATAATTAACTTTGTTGATGATGTTATTCCGTTGCTATCGGTATCGAAGGATATAAGGAAAATCTGTCTTTCTAATTACTCGGGATATTTGGATTCAGAAGCAATACCTCTTCGTTTCTTCTTACTATTTGAGAAGTTATCCGTTAACGAGATGATCATTGAAGATCGCATTCCTGAAAATATACATTTATTACTACCAAGAATATCGAACCTCGCATTTACCTCTTTTCTTGTGTTGGGAGACTTTCTTAATGCTCTACTATATTCTCTTAATCATTATGATATTAACTCTCTCGGATTAGAGTGTGGAGAATTAAATTTTACACTGAGTAAGGTAGGATCATTCTGTTCTATTGAGATACACAGTCTTCTTCGAGGATATATAAAGAAGTCGAGAGATATTTTCAATCATTTGGGTAATATATTTAGTCTCTCTAGTATTACCGTTAACCATTTTCTTTTTGATCTTGAATTGTGTGATACTTCGCATTATCTAATTACTCATATTCAAGAACTATCATTGGGTGAATATCTTCGAACCGTTGAGGTATCAGAGTTCATCCAATCTGGCATGAAGCGTAAACAGGTATCAAATTTATGTACTTCTCTTTTAAGTTTTATATGGAATAGTGATGCCTCATTTATCTGGGATCTGAAGATATCAAAGAGATATTGGGAAATATTCCTCCACACTATAAGAAATATACACCGGCCAAAGAGATCACAATACATTAAATTTTATACTCCTAATACTATTAAAGTTAATGTTCAAACCAATAAGATATCCTTGACATCATCCCATGGTGATATGAGATATGATAATAATGATATCGATATACCAATATATGGAATGTCAATGATGCCAATCACCTTCCATAATGATGAAAAAGAGTTTAATGAATACATCCAATTGAGATACTCAATTGAATGTCA